TCCTTTGTTATATGAAATAGATGATTGTAATTTAATAAATCAATCTTTTCTTTAAATTCTGGAATAATAGAAATAGCAGCCGAACGCAAAGTATATCTTGTAAATAATATCTTGTGCGGTTCATTAGATACAGTTAACAATAAAGCAAGCGTAGATACTGCAAAAGATTTTCCAGAACCTCTACCGCCTGTATAAATAAAATATCTTGTTAGATTGCTTAATATTAAGAATTTATCGTTTATCATTCTTTTTCATTGCAGCAAGTAACTCATCAAAATCAATTCCAACTTCATTAGTATTTATATCAATAGTATCTTTAGCAGTTCCATAGCCTGAATCCATTAATGCTTTATACGCTGATACATCGCCATCTATAGCCTTTCTAATTAAAGCTAATGTAATAACATCTTCTTGTGTTAAAACCTCATCTTTACCAGTTAAAGGATTCTTTCCTTTTCTTGTTGCTTCCAACCATCTTCTTGCTATTGTGCTTCTATTTAAAGAACCTTTTGGTCTGCCTTTAGGATTACCACTTTGTCCTTTTTTAAATTCGTGTTTCTTTATATTATCTTCATTTGCCATTTTATATTCCTTTAATTGGTACTTTTAATATTGGGTTAAAGTCAAAACTCTTTTTACTTGTTCTATCTCTTTTAATTATATCTTTTCCCCATTTTTTTTGTAAATCAAAAAATTGACTTTTTTCAAAATCCAAATTTCTATATGCTGCACAACCTCCTTCTTGTTCTGATTGTTTAACCATATAATGAGCATAGTTAATTCTTAAGCATCCACCATATTTTTTAATATGTTGCAAAGTTATATCATAATCTTCTTTTAAAGGTAGATTTTCATCATATCTAATTTTATTTTTTAAATGTGCTTGAAAAGGTCCACCAATATATTGTAATGTTCCATAAGGCGTGTACTCCCTATAAGCACCTTTATCTGTTACGCAATTTAACCCCCAAAATTTAAACCCAAATTCTTTGCAAACATTTGCTTGGTTTTCGCAAAATTCTTGCAATTGATTATTGTTAAATATTTTTTTTTCTTGATTTTCCCATCTTCCAACGCCACTGCAATCGTCATCAATAATTATAATACAATCTGCATTGTCATATAGATTATTTAATATCCAATTTCTTACTCTACATAAATTGCCTTGCACAGAATCTGGGCAAACTACAATATCATTTCCGTTTTTTATATATTCCTTTGCTTCGCTTTCTTTAACTACTAATTTAATAAAAGGATATTTTTTTTGTGTTATGCTTTTTTCTGGTCTTTTATATGAAGGTGCAAAATATTTAATTTTCATCTTGTATTTTTTTAATTGCTTGACTTCCATTTAAAACCCTTCCAATTCCTTTGCTCCATTCTTTTCCATTAGCTCTTCTTGCTGTTTCTGTCTGTAATCCAAATAATGTTTTTGCTTGAATCCAATCAATGTCTTTGTCAAATTTCAAAACAATATAATTGCTTTCGCTATCTAATTCAGTAGCAAATTTATTTTCTGTTTCATCATTAAATGGGTTGTTCATTTCAATTATATCTTCTTCACTAAATGGTAAATCTAATCCCCATTCATTTGTCTTTTCTGTATCCCATTCATTAGCAATCATATCCCAATCCCATTCACCAAATCCTACATTATCCTTTACTATGAATTCTCGTTGTTGTTCCGCTGATAATTCATCTGCTTGTATTACTGGCACTTCCTTTAATCCAGCTTCTTGACAAGCTTTCAATCTCATATTCCCGCCAAGCACAACCATATCTTCATTTACTACAATTGGCCTTATTTCCAACATTTCAGGAAAGTCTTTTATTGATTTAACCAGCTTATGAAATTTATTATCCTTTATCAATCTTGGATTGTCTGGATTCCTCTTTATTTTCGATAGTTTTATTTTCTCTGTTTTCATCTTCATTTAGTTTTAAGTATTCTAAAAGCTTTTCTTCTGCTTCTTTTTTAAGCTTGTGTTTCTTGTTCATATTCTTCAAATAATCTTTTCATTGTATTATATAATTCTTTTACGCAGCTTCCACAAGTAGATGGTTTTCTTGTATCGTTAAATACTCTATTATGTATTTCGAGTAATGCAGTTTGTTCGCTTGCTGATAGTATTAATTTATTTACTTTAAAAAAAGCTTTTAAAAACATATATTCAGCTTCATTTAAACATTCAATTTGTTTATAAGGAAACATTTTATTTAGCTTTTCTTTTCTTATATCGCATCCGCAATCTTTACCAAGCTTATCGAATACCCAATCTGTGGCTGCTTTTATTCCTGTTGCTTTAGTTATCTTTTCGATACTGTCTCCAAGTCCTTTACTTTTCATTTAACTTTTTTTTTATATTGTTTCTACATTTATTTATTGTGTTATAAACTGTAACGTGGCCAAGCTTTGTTTCTTTTGCAAGTGTTCTTACGCTATTGAATTTCTTAACATATAGTTTAAATAGTTTTCTATCAAACCAGTGCATATCTTGTAATATTTCTTCAATCTTTGTTGTTAGTTCTTCAATGTTTTCTTTTTGTTCTTCAGCTATGTTTGTTAATACTATATTATCAGTTTTTGGTATCTTATTGTCATTATTAGCTTGGTGTTGTATTATTTGCTGAATAGTTCTTTTTATAATTCCATAGTGTGGTTTGTCATTTATTATAACTTGTTGCGGTTCTAATTTAGCTTCTTCTAATTGTGTATATATACTTAAATACATTTCTTGTATAATATCTTTTACTGCTTGTTCATCCTCCCTGTATAATAAATTAGAAGCTATTTGAAGCCACTTTTGTTGATGCTTGTGTAATATGTTTAAAACATCATTTGTTTTCATTTCTTAGCTCGTCAAGTTCTAAAAGTAAATTAACAAAATCTTCATAACGTAAAGCAGCATAATCATTTTCGAAATTCTTTGTAAATATTACAACAGGTGTTTTTCTTGTTCCTGCTGCATCGCCTTCGCTTTGATGTAATGCTTTCCAGATGTTAAGCTTTTCTTGATTCTTACATTCCCAGCTATATTCTGAAAGTATTCCGCTTGTAGTTAGAATGTCGCCTTTAATAGAAAGTCCACCGCTGTTAGGTGTTCTTCTTATATTAGTATCAAATTTCTTTGCTAAATCTTTTGCAATTCTTAATTCGAAACGTTTTCCTTTTTGATTAGCATTTAACATTAATTGTATTTTTGAAAGTGTTTTCTGATTTCTTTTCCGAGTTCTGCATCATTAGAATATAAAGTACACAAATAATTAATGCTATTTTCAACAGGATAATCAGGATTATTATAGACAGTGTCTTTTGTTTGTCTGTACTCATTTAAAGTTCTTTTTTTCATAACGCATTTTTTTCATTTCTATCATCTATAAATGTTTTAAATAATAAAACAAAACAACACCCAGCAATAAAGCATAAGATGTGCGATAATAACATTAAGTAAAATATCTTGTTCATTTTTTAAAATTAGTAAATTTATTTTTAAGTTCAGCAGTTTCTTTGTAAGCTTTTATGTTTTGTAAAGTTACTAAAGTATTTTTTCTATTTAACTCATCCAACATACTTCTTAACTCTAAAATCAATTTTAAGCTACTTTGCAACGTTTCTACTGCATCTAATTTAGATTGTGTTACTTTACCACTCTTTAAGCCTTCTTGCGCCTTTAAAAGCAATATTTCTAATCTATTTTTTGTTATTGTATAATCTAAGTCATTCATCTTTTTAAATCTTCTGAATATAAAAATTCATCACCAAGCTTTTTATCAAGCGTTTTAATTAATCTATATATTATTAAACTTTTTCTTTTTACTTCTTCTTTTTCTTCTTTGGTTGAATCAGTTCCAAGATTAGCATATAAATTGCAATCAATATGTAATAGCTGGTCAATCTTCTGTTTGTCGCTCCAAGTTTTATATTCCATAAACTTGTCTATGTTTTCATAATTATATTTCATTATTTTTGTTTTAATACGTTATTACCTCCTATTGTGAATCCTAATCCACTATTATAATCGAATCTTAATGGCTCACCTAACATTGTTGGCTTGCCTCCAGTTTCTTTGTCTTTAATTTTATAAACGTGTACTTCTGTCATCATCCAAAGTTTATCGTGTGAAATTAAGCGGTGCAAACAAAGTAGATTGTCCACGCGATTTGGAAACACCTGCCCTCCCTCGCAGTCGGCTTTTCTTGGTGGTTGTATATGTCCATTCAATGTATGGTCTGGAGGATATACTCTTCTTGCTGCTTCTGTTTGCGGATGCATTGCAATAAACATTGTTTTACCTGTCTTGTTGCAAAACTCTCTAACATCATTACATACTTGATAATTTCTTTCAAATTGTGATATTCTTCTATCGTGGTTTATTCCAGTGTAAGGGTCAATTAAACAGCCGTCACAATCTTCTTCTTCAAATATCTTTAATAGTTCTTTATGATTGTAAAGTTTTTTATTATCTACAAATTTAAAATACTTACTAATTTCATCGTGATAGAACAAATATTCATTTAAATCATTTATTGTTTCACCTGTCCACATTTGTATAATATCTCTTTTTAATTGGCCTGCATTGTTTTCTCCTGACCATATACACCACTTCTTACCTTTTAATTTACTTAGTGCAGTCAAATACCACAAGATAAAATTAGTTTTACCAACATTATCTAAGCCAAGAAACATATTGAAGTTTCCTTTCTTATATAAAAAGTAATCATCAAGAATACAACCTATACCAACACCTTTTTTTATTCTACCTTCTTTAAATGCTTTTAAATAAGGAACTGTTGCTTTATCTTCTAAAATCATTTTTCAAGTAGTTTTTTAACTTCATCACTAACTTTTAAAAGATTGTCATTCTCGTAATTATCTTTTCTTTTCTTATCTTTTCTTAATGCTTTAGCGGTGCTTAAGCCCCCCTTACGACCATTAGCAACATTTCTTTTATGTTCTGCTAATCGTTCTTTGTGTTGTTCGTCAAGCCATTTAATTTTAATATTATCTTCTTCAATCTTAAATAGTTCACAATCAAGTAGTAAGCTCCATTGTTTAGGTATTAAAGACTTTATTTGTGTTCTTGTAACATTGCATTCTTTGCTCCAATAATAGCAGCAGACTTTTAGAAAAGCTCCTTGTACATCTAAATCCATAAATGATATTGAGCCTGTTATCCATTGATTAGGATAAAATTTAAAGTATGGTAATTCTTTCATAGTTAGTTGGTTATAGTTTGGTTAAATCTTCTAATGGCAATAATATACCTTTAGATGTGTTATTATCACCGCCTTTTACATCGCGATTTGTATTTAAATATTTTCTACATAGTTTTTTTAATTTAGTTACTGATATAAATATTAAATTATTATTTGATATTACAAAGCAATACCATTTAGATTGTGTTTTAGAAATTCCGCTTAGTTTATTTCTACTTTCATACTCTACAAATACATTTCCAGTGTCTTTTGCTTTAAAATCTGTTTTAACTTCTATTTTAACATCAGATAATGCTTTAGCAACAAAGTTTTCACCTTTTATACCAATTTCCAAATCATATTCAAAATTATTATTTTGTTTCATAATATGCTTTGTGTTTTAATTCATAATTTCTGTAACCTTTTAAATCTTCTTCAGTTAATGATTCAATTGTATATTTCTTATTAAAAGTAAAGGAAGCAGCGTTAACCGCTTCCACTTTTACTTCTTTATTAACTGTGTCAAAATATTTAAAATTTTTCTTAATAGGCTTATAGTTGTATACTAATCTCTCATATGGTAAATCTAATTCTTTTGCTATTTCAGGTATTGATTTTCCTTCAATTAACAATTGTTGTATTTTTGGAGATAGTAACAACCAATCCTCTTTTTTTAAATTCTTTGAGTACATAATCAATATTAAAAGGGTAAATCGTTTGAAGATTCACTTGCAGTAGCTTTTACTGCTTTTTCTTGAGGCTTCCAAGTGTCAACACTAATGCTAACATCTTTTCCATACTGGTCCGCTTCAGGTTTAATATTAACATTAAGTTTTATAAACTTATTGCCGTTATACTCTTGAATGTATTCAGCTATCTTTGAAGGATTAATAGTTACTTTTAACCATTTTTCATTCATTACTTTACCGCTTCCGCAGTATATTGTTTCATCTTTATTCATTGTTATTTGTTTTTATTGGTTTGCACTTTGCACTTTGCATTTTATTACTATTAAATTATATTATCTAAGTGTTTTTTTGATTTTAAATGTCTTGCAATATTAGGCTTACTAACACTTGCGCCACAACTACATTCAATTTTAAAATTATTTACAGCTCTATATTTTCTTCTTTTAAGAGCTCCTAAAGTAATACCTTCTATTTCGGATTCTTTATAGTAATGATTTTTTGAATGTTCTCTATTACTCTCTGGATTATTTAATTTCCATTTAGCAGTCCTTTTAATTACTTTTTCTCTATTTTTTAAATAATGTTTTCTACTTGCTGCTTTTTGGTCTTCTTTATTTTTGTATGGCATTTTTATTAGTTTATATTATTTCTTCTATTTCTGTTGCTACTTCTATAATTGCATTGCTATATCCTTGAGGTTTACCATTCCATTCAGTGAATTTTTGTGTATAATGGTCGTAATCCATCCAGCCTTTAAATAACAAACTTTCATCTAATTTATAAACTTGTACATTAAATGGGCTTGTAGTTTCAATTGCTATTATATAAGCATCACATTCTTTTCCAAACTGGTCACTGTACATTGCTAATTGCATTTTGTAATCATTATAGTATAAATCTCTATAAAAACGATTACCAGCATCAGTAGTGGTTTTAATATCTACTACACATTGCTTACCTTCAAAAGTAGTGATTAAATCTGCAAAGCCTTTAAAATCAACTCCTTTGTGTTTCCAATTAAGTTGCAGTTCTTTATCAGTTGCATTTTTTAACATTGTTTTAACTACTTCGTGGTTTATAGCATTATTTAAAATATTATTTGCTGCATCTAATTCAGATTGTTTAATAATTGTTTTATCTTGGTTGGTTTTGCTAAATTCTTGCCAAACTTTTCCAGCTCTTCTTGAGCCTTTAAAAACTGCAAAGTCATCACCAAATGATTCAGGTTGTAATAATAATTTATGTAATAATGAACCAAACTGCATTGCATCAGTTCTTTTCATATCTCCATTCCAATACGCAAGTAAATGATTTGGTGATTTCTTAAATTGTGATAATGCGCTGTAACTAAGATGCTTTTTCATTTTGTGCTATTTTAGATTTATAAAACTTTTTAAGTGCTGCATTCCATTGCTTTTCTGTTTGTTCTTTATTCTTAAGAAGGCTTAACAGTTTTTTGTATTCTTCAGTCATTGCTTTTCTTTTTGAAGTTATCTGCTTCTACATCTGAATAAATACCAAATTCATAAGCATTAATTAATTTAAGTGTTAATCTGTCTTTCAATCTCTTTTCGCACATTGCAAAAGGATAGGGAGCTTTACAGTTTTTTGGTGATGCTTCACCAGTACTCCAAGCAATTTTATTGCCACGCTTTGCATCTCCTACCATTGCAACATCTTGATTGCTGTCTCTAAATACTGTTGGCGCGCCAAATTGAATGTTTTCTTTTGCTGCTATCTTTTCACAAGCATCGTGAGTTAATATCCACATACTTGATGCACCTCTTTTAAGTTCCCAAAAATCATCTTTAGTTAGATTGTATCTTTGTGCTATTTCTTTAATTTTCATAGTTTTGTATTTTAGTTAATATAGTTTGTATTTTATTTATTCTTTTTGCATTATAGTTAATTCTTAACTGTTGCATTTCAGTAGCTATTGTGTCAACTATTGCCATATATCTACCGAATCTATTTTTATGTATTTCAATATCATTATCTTGCATTACAAAATTTTTATTACATAAAATTCTTTTATTCCAATTAGCTTGAATTATTATATTTAATAGTCTTTGTGCTAAAAAATTATGTCTTGTATATCTTTCGTGATACTCAAGCTGCTCATTGTAATATCTATATATTGATAAATCTTCTTGCATAGTTAGTTAGCTTTATTGTAGTTTTCCATTAATTCAACTAATACTTCAGAATAAGAGCGTCTGCCATTGTTTCTGCATTTCTCTTGAAACTCTACAAGTGTATCAATTTTTTCTGCCTTTACATAGAAGGTTCTTGTTGTGTATTTTATTTCTCTATTCATTTTATTTGTTTTTATTTGTTATTTTATTATATATTTTTTGTGTATCTATTTTATTAAATAAATCTTCTAAGAAGTCATTGTTTTCTTGAGTGTTTGATTTGTCGCTTTTCATAATTGTTGGTTTTAAAATATAAATATAATTATTTATTTGTAAGTTTCTTAATTTCTGATAAAATATTTTTTTTATTTTTTTCTTGCTCTTTTAAGCAGTATTCTATAATATGCGGTAAATCATTAAAAAGGTTTTTCATATTAAATACAACTTCAGCATTTTCAGTACAAAGATGAAGTTCACCGCTATCAGCATATATAGTATGTGTTTCGTGAACATATATAGTTTTAAAATTTCCCATAATATTTAATTTAATTCTAATTCATTACATATTTCATAGCCATACCAGTAAACTAAATTATTCACTAACTTTTCAGCATTATCAAAAGTTGTTTGTATTTCTCCGTAATTATCAATTTCAAATTCATTACATATTGAAATAGCTTCAAAAACACTTAAATTATGTTCTATTAACCATTGCTCAGCGTTATAATATCCGATAATGTAATAGTCTTCATTAAATGCTTTGTAGTGTATCTCATCATTAAGATAACTTTCTACAAGCGTTTTTGAATCTAAATACTCAATAGTATCATTTAAATGTTCTGTTAATTCTGTTTTGATTGATTGTTTCATAATATAAATTTTAAGTTTGATTATTCAAATATAATTATAATTATAACAATAGCAAAATATTTAGGTACTTTTTTTTAAAAAAATTATTCTACTCTTAAAATAAATGTGTTATTCTTGCAACTTGGCCAAATTGCTTGTGAAATATAAAACTTTCTATTGCTTTATTATTACTTGATTGATAACCGCTTTTATGATGCCAAGCATCTGCTTCTGATGGGCTGCGTAAACTTTCTATTGTGCAGCCTATCATATCTTTATTACTTACCTTGTGATGAACGTGCTGCGTAAACATATATCTATATTTAGTATTACTCCAGTGCTTACATTCATCAGCCATTAACATTGGAAGTAAATCCCACTTAATTTTATCACCGTGACAAGAACCAATTAAATTATTGTAATACTTGTGATATTTACGCATAGTCAAATCAATATCAAAAGAAACATTTTTACTTAATCGAAAATGCGCCTGTAATACTTGAGCCATTAAAAAGCCTGTAACGTGGTCATGATTACCAGCAGTGAAAAGAATTTTAACATTAGCTAACTGCATTAACATTTCAATGATTTCTACCATTAAACGTTTAGCAATCATAAAATTGTCACTAAATAATCCGTCTGTATCTTGTGGCGTGCCTGCAGTTGTAGTGTTCTTCAAGCTATCTACGTGCAATAAATCGCCTGACAATAAGAAAACAACCTCATCAATATGAAAACCTTTAGCTTTTTCAATACAACCTCTTACGCCTTCTAAAGCTCTTAAAACTGCTATTTGTGAATTATATTCAGAACCTGAAACAAAGCTCTTACAAAGCTTGCCAATGTGCAAATCACTTGGGCAACAGAAGAATAAATGACCATCTATTTTCTTTTGGTGCTTTATCTTTGTGTATTTCGGTGAATACTCTTTTAAGTCTTTTATTAAATCTTCGCATAATTTTTTTAAATCTTGTTCTTCTTTTTTTGGTTGCTTAAAATATAATGAAGCGTTTTCGTTCTTAATCCATCCACTGTGCAATGTTTCAGGGTCTAAACCTTCTTGTTCACATTCATATTTAGCGCGCCTGTATTGTGTTATAATATCAGCTTCATCAGGCTTTAGTCTAAATCGTGGATTTGATTTATTAGATTCTGAATAACGTTTAGAATGATGTTTATTTTTATTCACTAAATTTTAAAAAAAGTAAATATAATTAATTTTTTCTAATTGATGAGCCGTAGAAATAACCAAACAAACTCAAAGTAATTCCTTCAACTAAACCAATTAAAGTATAAAATGTCTTTTCGTTATGTTCTGGAATTTGAATATATACAATTGCATAAACTAAAAAAATAAAAGTTCCTAAGCCTACAAGTCCAGTTAAAGTGAACATAAAGTCAAACTTTCTAACTTTAGCAATCTCAACTTCGCGCTTCCTTGCGCTGTCTCTATCTTCTACTTCTAATTTATAAGCTTCAAGTATTTCTTTATGAAGTTGTGCTTTATCTTCAGAACTTAAATCTGGTTCGCTGTCGATGAGGTTTTTAACAACTCCAAGAATACCTTTTTCAGGTAAAAGATTACCAGCAATTTCAAGTATTTTTGGCGCTTTGTTTTTTAGTATTTTACCTATTTTAGTATCTTTTAATTTTTTCATCCTGAGCAACTTTCACAAGTTTCATCATCAATATTACAAGTCCTTTCAGGAACTGGTAACTTTTCCATTTTCTTAATTAGTTCTTCTAAGTTAGTTTGTTTATTCATCTTTTTTCTTTTTAGCTTTTTGACCTGCTGCGCTTTTTGGTTTAAATCCTTTTGGTTGAAATTCTAAATATTCAGCTTCTGCATCAAAACAAGGACACTGTTTCATAAATTCAAATTCATCAATTTTACCATCTTTGTTTTTATCAGGTGATAAATCTCTATGGCCGTAAATCTTAGCATCAGGATAAATATGCTTAAGTTGTTTAATCATCTTAATCAATAACTCCTTTTGTCTTGGTGTTCTTGTGTCTTTTGCTTTACCATTAGCATCTAAACCACCAATATAGCATATAGCCGCAGCATTAGAATTATGTGACCTCGCTGATGCTGGAATTCTTTTAAGTGGCCTACCGAATTCTATTTGCTGATGACCTATTATATAATGGTAACCTATGTCGCTCCAACCTCTATCTAAATGCCATCTTCTAATGGTGTCTGCTGTTATTGCTTGTCCCTCTCTTGTGGCAGAACAGTGTATATGAATTTCTTTAATCTCTCTCATCTTTGTAACGTTTAGTGTCGTTTCTTTTTTTAGCTGTTGCTATTAATCGAGCTTCCATTTTTACAATCTTTACTTTAAGATGAGTATTCTCAGTAATTAACTCATCAATCTTATGTTCAAGCTCTCCAATCTTTTTAGTAAGTGTATCTATTTGTTCAGCGAAAACATTATCTACACGCTCTTCTTTTTTAGCGTTAATATCAATTTTCTGTTTTATAATTTGCCAAATTTCTTTGATGCCTAAAGCACCTACTAAGCTACTCACGATAATGAGTAAAGATTCACTTTCCATTTTATATAATATTTTAGCGTCCCTGTTTTGCATAGGGTTTTTTGTAGTTTTTACTATTCTTACTTAAAGAAGCATTTTTNCTATGTCTTCCTTTTCTCTTTTTTTTAATTTTAATTAATCTCATTCTGGCATAGGTTCGCTCCACTCACTACTAGCCATTAACTCTAAGCACTCACTTTGATTCATAACACTTCCTACTATAGGTAAACTTCCATTTGTAATAA